AGATTCCTAAAGTGTACAAAAAGTATTCGAACAATGAGATGATTGTCATGGAATATGTCCCATCGACAAAGTTGACGGAGATTACAGACAAGAGAGTGAACAAGAAGAAGATTTGTGAAGCCCTGATCAACTCGTATGTTATTCAAACTATGGATAATGGTCTTTTCCACGCTGACCCACACCCCGGTAACCTAGGATTTTCATCTAAGGGTAAACTTGTATTTTATGACTTTGGTCTACTTGTACCACTCTCCGAAGAACTCCGAGATGGGTTCACAAAACTTTTTGGTTCCATAATCATGCGAGACACCGCTGGTATAGTCGACACTTTAGTCAAGTTGGGTGTGATCGTTCCAACTTCTTCGGATGTTTCAGATATCGAACTGTTCTTTGAAACTATATTGGGATATCTGGAAACCCTAGATGGTTCTGGAATCGTGAATGATGATCTCGCCGCACAACTTGCCGTTGAGAAACCGTTCGTCGTTCCCAGTAGTTTCGTGTATCTCGCCAAGGCCTTTTCGACTATCGAAGGTATTTGTCTCAAACTGGATCCGGAATTTAACTATTTCACATACCTGGAACCCCTCATCCAACAGCAAATCATAGAGTCTGTGGATGTTGGAGACATATTCATGAAAACGACAGAAATACCCGGAACCATCGGTAAGATAAATACAGCTGTCTCGGGACTTCAAAAATCTAGGGGGTCTATGAAACGATCGATGGTCAAAACACAACAGGAAATTAGGCTCGTCCAATACAGCGTGGTGTGTGCTCTATTGGCTGAGAGATTTGGGGACAATCCACCCCTGGCGATGTTTTTTGTTTTTTGTACCTTATGGTTTACTTTTCGTAAAAATCGATAGACTTCTTCCCACTCTTCTTGGGCTTGTCATCCTTCTTAATCAGGCGATTGTGCTCCTCAAAGTACCCCTTCAGACGACGCTGTTCATCACGGAAAATATCAGAGAACTTCTCCTTGATCTTTTCCACGTCAGTGTCACGTTCCTTCTGGATCTTCTTACTCAACCTCTTGAACCCCTTGTTCTTCTTCTCGGCAGCGAATACAGTCATGGTGTTTGTAATGGCAAGCATTTACTTTGTGTCGACATTTAATTTTAAGCGTTTCAACTTTTCCTGAAACTCACGACGCTCACCCGGAGATTCAATCTCCTTTCCGGTAGCGAGTGCTTCAATCTCTGGACCTGTGAGTTGCATCGCATTCACCCTGAAATCCATGAACGCCTCCATCGTGATGGGAACGAGAGGCTTCACGAGGTCGAAGATGGCTGTAGCGTATTCCCTAATTTCCTGTTGAGCATGGGCATCCATACGGAGGTGTAGGTAGTGGAGGAGGTTGTGAAGGTTAATTTTCCAATAAAATTCGGTATAAGTCGACTGAGGGAGGGTACCGCGAGCCTGTTCACGACAAGCTCCATTCTCAAGGAGTTCTTCATAGACATCGAAAGAGTGACTTAAGTGATCCGAAACCTTGTCATCTAGGTTATCCTTGAGTTCCACCACACCCTCTGAACCTTGGTGATTCACCTGGGACTGACCACGGTACGTGTCAGGTTCGTAGTACTCCTTGGGAACCACTGAATACCGAGCAGACAACTCATTCACACTGGCGGTGCGGTGTCGAAGGTGTTGTCGGGCAATGTATATGGGCATTTTGATGTGAAATTTGAAGTCGACCATTTCAAAAGGGGTTGTGTGCCAATGGCGTAAGAGATAACGGATGAGACCACGGTCTCCACGAGAGGTTTTTGTACCGTCACCATAGGAGACGCGTGCTGATTGGACGATGGACGAATCCAGATCTTTTTGAGGCATGTGGTCCACGAGTCTGACGAATCCATGATCAAGAACCTTTTGCATTATACATATGTATCCGTTCAAATCTTTAATAGAGACACTCGTCATCCATCGGTACCTCTCCGCAAAAATCATACAACTTGTACAACTTTTCCTGTGCTTTCTCAATTTCGGCTTGTGTGTCGTTCATGGCATCTATAGCATCGTCCACGAGTTCCAAGAAGGTGTCCAACTCGTCTAGGGCAATACGATGTGTGTTCCTGTTTGCCTTTCTCGGGTGAAACGCAGACTTGAGACGCTTGTTACTTTTGATAACCTTGTCGATGTGGGGCTTGTTGACAGCGGACATGCGGATGGAGAGAGACATTTTTCTATTTTAGTTCTTTCACGAATTCACTTAGGTTTTTATAATATCTTTTCAAATCTTTCATGAATCTTTTATTGTTTTCCAAAACTTCACATTCAGGTTTGTTCAGATAAATCCAAGCCAAGTTTGATTTGGAATACTTTGTCATCTTTTGATTTTCATTTGGTTTTCGAGCAATCAATTTTGTAGACTTTTTCTTTTTGGAAGCTGGTAAGACTTCAACCCTGTTGACAAAGGAGAGAGCCTGCATGACTGTATCAGCCAAGTCATCCTTCTTCTTCGATTTTAGGAATGTGTCGAGCCAGTGTGCATTCGTGGGACCCGATCGAATAAACTCTTCACATCTCTGTATGGCAACTTTCTTCCTCTTATTGTACTGCGCCTTTCCCGGACCGGCGACATCGGGAATCTTGTGACGTGCGTCATACAAGATCGTCTCAGCTTTGGGACACTTTATGATGAAGTACGCGTGAAGGAAGTGCATCACAGAAATCATCTTCTTGTTTCGCTCGGGTTGTTTCTCGATGAGAATCGTATCGGCAGTGAGTACCCATGGTCTATCATCGAGGTGGTTACGAAGGGACACATAGACACCGTCCGCGTGTTGTGGTGGAATACCATCGACGTCCCACTCCCGAACGAGGTTACCAGTTTTATCGTCAAGAAGACAAAGAGCCAAATTCTTTGTACCAACGTCGATACTTAAAATCATTACTTAAAAAGATTAAATTGTCTTTAAGTAATGAAGTATATTGCACACCGTGGGTATTCGCTTAGACACAGGGACAACAGCATAGAAGCTATATACGAAGCACTCGAGAGAGGGTACGACGGGATCGAACTCGATATTCAACAATGTGCGTCTGGTGAAATTATTCTGTATCACGATGTATACATCGATGATCAGTTTATAAACGACATGACATTCGAGGAACTGAAATCGAAAAGTGTGTGCTCACTCAAAGAAGTGTACGATACCCTACCATCTATTCGAAGAACGAAACTCTTCTTAGACATCAAAGGTGATCAACCTTCCATCATCACAGAACTCATACAGTTTTACGAAAATGAATCGCTGGAAAACATCTTCTTTTGTAGCTTTAATCGAAAATTACTGTACGGATTACCCAGTCGTTTTCATAAGGGTTCGACGTTTGAGACAACATTCGATACACCGGAATACGACATAATCACCAAAGATTTAAAGGCGGTGGTTCTTCATTGGACATGTCTTGATCACGGATTCATCGCATACTGTAAAATGCACGGTATCAGGGTATTTACGTATACACACAAGGAGTCCAAAGAATTGGAGTATATGAAAAGGTATGATGTAGACGGTATAATAACCAATGGTTTAACTTAAAGAGAATCTTTTTTTAAAGACTATGTGGTGTTGGTGGTGCTGTCATGAATGTGATGGCGAAGCTTTAAGTATGCCACACAAGTATGACGATCGTCGTAATAAGTTTTACACTTCTGGTAATTTTTGTTCGTGGAGCTGTATGAAATCATTCGCAATAGATAAACATGGAATCAGTCGTGGGGGTATCATATGTGGTAACATCATCATGATGCGTAAGAAAATGTATAATCAGATTGGTGGGATCAAACCTGCACCGAACCGTTTTATGCTGAAAGAGTTTGGAGGGGACATGACAATTGAACAATTTAGGGAAAATCAGACGATAGATGTCACAAAACCAAAAGAAATCGAAACGAAACCGGTTGTTAATAATGTGATACCCTTCGTCTCAAATACAAAGAAAATGGATGAGATCAAGAATGCGTCATCTAACAACAGTGCACTAAAACTCAAGAGAAACAAACCACTCAAACGTGACTATAACAATTTAGAGTCTGCACTAGGACTCATCATAACTCCCAAAACCTAGCATTCGTTTCTGTTTTGCAGTTGGTATCGAAGGTGGTAATTGGTCCGTTTTTTTACTATGTACCCAACGCTCACCGTCATGTGCCGTCCAGCATATATCGTACCGCTCTATCATTTTCCTGCACAGTACACAGGGTAATGATATAGCGTCACCGTGTATATTCCTTCTAAAGACAATTAAGTGACCGTATTTTCTATGTAACCAGTCACTAAATTGATGTGGTTTATATCCTTTTCGCATACATTCATGGTACAGGCGCCGAATGAGTTGTCTCTCCGCACACATGTGATTGTTACTCGTCACCTCCGGTCCTCTCGACATAGAACTTTTCACCGTACAATACTTCATACTTGACAATTAAGACATGTTTTACCAGAATATACAAAATCGCATCTCTTGCATTCACTTAGGCAGACGATGTTCTTTTTCGGCACAAGACCTTTCGCGAACCGATCGAGTTCTTTGACAGTGTATATTCCATACGTTATCATTGTTTCTAGAGATGGAAATCTCATACTGGTTGACATTGGACCATAACCCTTATGTTCGTTTAGGCTAGGCACGATAGACAGTTCTTGAGTCCCTTTTTCGCCTTGAGCATGGCCGCGAACGAATCAACCATAGGGGGGACGAGGCTCTTGAGAATCTTCTCAAACTCGGAATCTTCGGCACCCTTGTCGATCTGTTCGATGAGGTGATTCAGGACACCGATGACCAACTTCTTCTTCTGGGGACCGGGAAGATTCTTGAATTTGTTCGTCTCCAACATGAGACGACCTAGGATGGGAGGAATATCTTCTTTCGTGAATCCATCATCGAGGTATTCCATCTTGAGTTCCTCGACTGTGGCGACGAGACTTTTGGCATCAATCTTGCCACTAAACTTTTGGAGTATGACGTCCATTATAATATTTGTATACTGTAAGCGTAGAAATGAAATTCAATGATATCATCGCTACGACCGCACTCTCGACGGGGTTGGTCAAGATGTACATGGATTTCGAAAATTCTGATAAAGTCGACGTAAAGTTTAAAAATTCAATCATCTTCGGTATTGTCATCACGACGACGTGGTTCATATACTACACGAATGAATATGGATTCAGTCATTTCACCGTGTACACTTTAATCAGCTTACTTTTACAGATGTACATCCTGAAAAATATAATTGATAAGGAAAAAGTACATTAAAGATTCTATCCATATCTTATCCAGTAATGAGCACTCTCATTCGTGCGTCCGTCAAGCCAACTGTCACTCCCGCCAAAAATGTGAAGAAGAGCGTATCTTCTACCCGACCCCCACTGCTCACACGCGTTGAGCGTCCAAATGATTACCTTTCGGTCGCCGAGCGCGTGAACGGTCGGGCTGCTATGATCGGTTTCACTTCCGCCGTGATTGACGAGGTCATGACCGGTAACTCTATCAGCACCCAGTTCCACGATAACATCGGCCTTTCTATCGCTGTCGCCAGCTTGGCGTTTCTTGGAACCGCGGCGAACCCTAAGGATGAGGGGTACGTTCAGGGATTTTGGAAACCTGAGACGGAGCTCCTGAATGGCCGACTCGCGATGGTAGGCATCGCATCACTTCTCCTAACAGAATCGATCCACCCTCATGTGCCTCTATTCTAGAGTCCGGGTGTGTCGCCATATAACTCAAAAATTCAATCATCTTCACCTTTTCGAGCATCGAAACTGTTCCTGCCCTACGTATCAGGTAGGCCAAGAACATCATGAGAATGTAGACATTCTCGGCGATAGGCTTCATACTTTCACTCTTTTAAAAAATTTATCAAATCTTCTCTCGTCTTCTTTTGTTTCCACCCCAAGGATTTCAACTTCTCGGCGCATATGTAGTACCTTCGATCATTAAATGGGCGGTCATCGACATAACGTATCCATCTGTCATAGTCTGTAATATTCAAAACAGTTTCAATCGCGAGTTTGGTCACTTCCATGACAGTGAGTTCATCGTCTGAGGCGATGTTATAGATTTCACCTGGGGTACCCTTCGTCCATACAACTTCAACAGCATCTACTACATCCTCGACGTGCATGAAAGCCCTTTTAATATTTGCACAGTTTTTGCCATGGATTGTACACTTCTTACCCTCCTTCAAAAGTCTCTTGAACTTTGGAATGAGTTTTTCTGGATACTGATTGGGACCATAGACATTGTTACACCGAATGACCTTGATATTCATACCAAAAGATTCGATATACGATCGAACAATCATCTCCGCCGCTGCTTTAGAGGCCGAGTAGGGATTCGTGGGACAAAGGACACCTTCATCCTCTGTGAAAGGGACATCGGTCTTGGATTCACCATAAACCTCATCCGTACTGAAGTGAATGAATTCCACATTTGGGAGAAATTGGCGACATGCTTCTATGAGAACATGGGTCGCGTGCGTATTATCCATCGTGAAGGAGAGGGCATTTTCGAATGAATTATCGACATGACTCTGAGCCGCAAAGTGAAATATGGCATCGAACGCGTACTCTTTAACGAGGGTTTCGATAAGTTCGGCGTTACCGACATTCCCCTTGATAAAGGTGGCAACATCAGGTTCTACATTTTCAACATTTGAGCAATAGTCAAGTTTATCGATATTAACGAAATGTGTTTCAGGATATCTCTTCTTCATGATGTTTAGGAAATTAGAAGCGATGAAGCCACAGCCACCGGTGACCATCACATTACGGAACATTTTCCGTTTATTTTATAGTCGGCAAATTTTTTAAGTAGATTACACACGCGATCGACATCTTCGATCGTCATCCCATGATGGGCACCGAGGAGGAATCCATCCTTCATGATCGTATCAGCATTTTCGAAATCTCCGAGATACTCCCTAAAGGCTGGGTGTCTCGTGATATTTCCAGCAAAAGTGACGCGTGTCTGAACATCATTCTTTTCAAGGTATTTCACGAGTTCAAGGCGTTCTGGGCACTGGAACGGGATGGCAAGCCAATTGGGTTGCTTTGAATCATCAGGAAGTGTATAGTATGGACAATCCTTGAGATTTTCTAGATACCTTTCGATGTTCTGACGTCTCTTCCGGAGAAACCCATCCAACTTGTCAAGCTGTACGAGACCGAAGGCGGCATTCATTTCACAAGCCTTGAGGTGGTACCCCGCGACGCCATAGAGAAACTTCCAGTCGTATGGGATACCATCCACCGAGTGATTGAAACGCTCACTAGGCTCTTCGATGTTGTCACCGATGCGCCCCCAATCCCTAAACATCAGAGATCTCTTGAGGTGCTCAGGGTCGTTGAACATCACCATACCACCTACACCACCCGCCGTGCT